ATTATAGATTCTTTCGAAAAAAAAGTAGAAGATTATAAACCAAAACAACTTAAACCGAAAGATAATTTTTAATGCTTAAACGCTGCTTTATTGAAAGTTTTATTGATGTTGGCTCGGGCTACCTTCTAGCCATCGCCATACAGTTACTAATTTTTCCATTCTTCGGCCTTCATCCTACGATTCTTGACAGTATGGGAATCGCTTTAATTTTTACAGTGATATCTATTATTCGATCTGCATTTTGGAGAAACTTTTTTAGGGGAATGAAATGAAAACAATTGTAATTGGTCCCCCAGGTACAGGGAAAACAACAACTCTTTTAAATTTAGTTGATAAGTATTTAAAAAAAACTGATCCAAACAAAATTGGATATTTTGCATTCACTCAAAAAGCTGCTTATGAAGCAAGAGATAGAGCGATGGAAAAATTTAACTTAACCGAAGATGATCTTCCTTATTTTAGAACACTTCATTCATTAGCTTTTAGAAGATTAGGAATACAAAAAGATAATGTAATGCAAAGAAGACATTATGAAGATCTGGGTAAAAAATTGGCATTTCCTGTGGATTATGAAGATAATGAAAGTGATATGAATGGAATTTTTTCCACTAAAAGTGATTACTTAAGAATTATTCAATTATCAAAATTAAGAAATATTTCTTTAGAAAGACAATATGATCTTAAAGAGCATACCCAGGATGTAGAATTTGATAAACTTAAAATTATATCAAATGAATTAGAGAGATATAAAAAAGAATATAATTTAGTGGACTTCAATGATATGATTATTGATTTCACTAAATCAGATACTTGTCCTAAATTTGATGTGGTATTTATTGATGAGGCGCAAGATTTATCTACAATGCAATGGGATATGGCTAAAACCATATGGAATAAATCACCAGATAATTATATTGCAGGGGATGATGATCAGGCTATCTTTAAATGGGCTGGTGCAGATGTTAATAGTTTTATAACACTAGGTGGTGAATTTATTAAATTAACCCAATCCTATAGAATTCCAGCTAAAGTACATGAATTTGCAATGAAAATTATAAAAAAGGTTGGTAATAGAATTCCAAAAGATTGGCGTCCTAGAACAGTTGAAGGAAAATTATCTACTTATTCTGATTTTAGACACATTGATATGTCTAAAGGAGAGTGGCTAGTACTTACTAGAACTCGTTCTATGCTGGATGACCTAGAAAATATTATTTATCAAAATGGACTATACTATAAAAATAAATTTAAAAAATCATATGAACAAGATTTATACGAAGCTATTACTGATTGGGAATCCTGGAGAAAAGGTGAGACTTTAGACTATACCCGAATAAAAAGAATCTACACGTACATGAATGAATCACACGCAAATAAAAAATCTTTAGTACTTTTAAATAAAGATAATTTTTACTCTTTAAAAGAATGTAAAAATAAATATGGACTTACAATAGATTATGTATGGTATGATGCATTTAATAATGCACCTTCTAAAAAGGTAAATTATATTAGAAAGATGAGACAAAATGGAGAGCAACTTAATAAAAAACCTCGTATTTTACTATCTACGATACATGGGGTCAAGGGGGGAGAAGCAGACAATGTAATTTTATTAACTGATTTAAGTAGACAAACTTTAAGAGAATATGAAAGAGTTCCTGATGATGTTAACCGTTTATTTTATGTTGGCGCAACAAGGACCAAGGAACATTTACATGTTGTAGAACCCAAAGATATTTATAAGGCATTTAGAATATGAGCGATGTATACAAAAAACAAATTGGTGGAGACCATTATCAATCGATGAAAATTCAACCTTCAGAATTTATAAATAAGAATAATTTGCCTTTTGCTGAAGGGAATGCTATAAAATATTTGTGCAGACACAAGCAGAAAGGACAGAAGAAAGATTTAGAAAAAGCAATTCATTATTGTCAAATGGCTATTGATAGAGATTATCCAGATAAAAAAGATTTTTTAGAAGAAGCTGAAAAAGAAAAAAAAGAATTAAAAGAATGTTATGAAGAAGCAAAAAGACAAACAGAAGAACGTAAATCTAAAGAATGGATTAATGGTTATAACAAATGGAAGAAAAATAAATGATGCAAATCCCACTTTTTAAACCACAGACAGAATGGACACCACCGACAGATTTTCCAGATCTATCTAAGTACGACGAAATTGCAATTGATTTAGAAACAAAGGACCCTAATTTAAATACGCGTATGGGATCAGGCTCTATAGTTAAAAACGGAGAAGTAGTAGGCATATCGGTCGCTGTAAAAAATTGGTGTGGTTATTATCCCATTGCTCATGAGGGCGGCGGA